AAGGGTCTAGAAGCCAGCACTATCACTATTGACTTCTTAAATGACACAGCAGCAGCTAATGTAAACGCAACACTACAAGCTGCATGGGGTACTACAGTGCCACTAACAATTAAGCAGACTTCTGCAGCTATTAGCGCAACCAACCCAGAGTATCAAACAACAGTATTAGTAAACAATACTCAGGATGTAAACGGCGCAGTAGGCGACATAAGCACACAGTCAATTACATTTACCTGCCAAAGCCCTATAGTAGTTGACGTAACAGTCTAAGGAGTAATAATGGCAAAGCTAAAGATAACAAGGGCTAATGGCGAAGTATCTGAACACAAGATTACGCCAGGTGTCGAGTACGCTTTCGAGTTAAAATATGGCGCAGGAATTAGTAAAGTCCTACGTGACCACGAACGGCAGACTGAGATTTACTTCTTAGCGCATGAGTGCTTACGTAGGGCTAACGTGACTGTACCTATATTTGGTTTAGAGTTTATTGACAGCTTAGAAACTGTCGAGGTATTAGACGAAGAAAAAAAATAGTACAGCGTGACTCCATTCTCTATACAGTGGCTGCTTTAAGTGTAGAGACTGGGATCGCGCCTAGTGAGTTTATAAATATGGACTCAGAAATGCTGAAAGCAATAGTGCAAGTTTTTAGCGATAGAGCAAAGGAGATCAAAAATGCCAGTAGTCGTAAACGGCGTTAGAGAGTTCCTTAAAGCAGTAGATGAAATTGACGAGGATATGTACAAGAACGTCAAGGACAGTCTTAAAGCACCCATGATTAAAGTTGCATATAAAGCAAAACAATATTTACCAAGTGAGCAAAATGTGCTAAGTGGCTGGACAAAATCAGCAGAGCCACAAGAAGGACAGCGCAGACCCTTTCCAGCGTACGATCAATCTACAGCTAGAAGCGGCATCAAATATAAACTTGGCCCGAATAAGAAAAACAGAAAAGGCTACTCAGTTTATAACTACGTATCTAATGAGTCAGCACCGGGTGCAATCTATGAGACTGCAGGCCGTAAGACACAAGGCTCACAAGGTGCATCACTTAACCCAGATGCAGGTGTGCAATTTATACAAGCACTGCCAAACGTAGTAGATGCAACACTTGCAGGATCTGTAGGCCGTAGAGGTCGTAAGAATAAAGGTCGCGTAATCTATAAAGCATGGTCAGAGGATCAGGGTAAGATTTATGAAGATCTAAAGAAAGCAATAGATCAAGCCATATTTGAGTATTACAAAAAATTACCCTTAGAGAAAAAGGGTCAAGTATTAGGATTTTATAAAGAGCGAGCAGCTCGTGGATTTACGGGAGTATAACTGTGCCTACCTTAGTAGTATCGGCTCTCAGCACCTTTGATAACAAAGGATTAAAAAAGGCTAAGAAAGAAGTATCAGCCTTTGATAAACAGATAAAAAGTTTTGCTAAAGTATTTGCTACAGCATTTAGCGTTACAGCTTTAAGTAAATATAGTAAAGCGGCAGTCAAAGCATTCATGGCAGATGAAAAAGCCGCAAAGTCATTAGAGCAACAGTTAAAGAATACTGGTTATCAATTTAGCGCACCGGGTGTAGAGCTGTATATTGCTAATCTGCAAAAATCTACAGGCGTATTAGATGATGATTTACGTCCAGCATTTCAACGATTATTAACAGTAACAGGATCTATAACTAAAAGCCAAGATGCGCTTAGCACTGCATTAAACGTAAGTGCTGCAACAGGTAGATCATTAGGTGAAGTCACTACGGCTCTATCACGTGGCTTTGCAGGTAACACTACTGGTCTAAGTAGATTAGGTGCTGGTCTAAGTAAGACATTACTAAAGACTGGCGACATGAATAAAATCATGGAAGAGTTAAATACAAAGTTTGCAGGTCAAGCAGCAGCTAGATTAGATACTTATGCAGGCAAGATGGATCTATTAAAAGTTGCATCTGCTAACGCATCTGAGACTATAGGTAAAAGTTTATTAGATGCTTTAGCAGCACTAGGCGATGATAATAGTATTGAGGGCTTAAGTAAAAACATGGAAGATTTTGGCACAGCCACAGCTGAAGTTATTACAGGTTTGGGCATAGTAGCTGAGAGACTTAAAAAATTAACAACTATACCGGGAATTGGCAATATATTTGATGTAAAAAATATACCAGTGCTAGGTGGTTATATTGGCGGCTTGCAACAACTTGGCAGAAACGCTATGCCACAGCAAGATCGCGGCGGTCAGGAAAGAACAGCAGGGCGTGTTAACGCGCAACAAGTTAGAATTGAAGAAAAATTAAGTAAGGCTAAAGCATTAGAATTAAGCACATTATTAAAGAAGAACGCTATTGAAAATAAGAACGTAGAAGAATTACGCAAGAAGTTTGACTTAGAGCGCATAGGTATAAACGCAGCTCTAAATAGTGCAACCGATGAAGAAACTAAGTTACGCCTAAAATCACAGCTAGCAATCCTAGATAATAACGAAGCTTTGGCTAAGAAATTATTAGCAGAGTTAGAAGCGGCAGAAGCGTTAAAGAAACTAGCAGAGCAGGCAAGACTTGCAGGTATGGGCTTAGAGGACTTTGCATTATTCAAAGTTAAAACACTTAATGCTAAAATAGATGATTACTTACAAAACACAGCGTTAGAAATGGTTAGAGCCTTAAACGCACAAATAGCCGCATTTATAGCTTCATTAGGTGGTGCAGGTAAATTAGTAGGTGATGGTGGCGGTGGCGGTGGCGGTGGCGGTGGTGGCGGTGGTGGTGGATACACACCTGAGGTAGTACAAGCTGCAATACTAGACACTAAAGAATTAAACTCACGCATTAACGATTTTTTAAGCGGCTTTAGTACAGGTGGCGTACAAAGATCATCATCACAAAGCCCAATGGATATTAGAGTAACTGTAGATGCCGGTGGCGACAGGCTAAGTCAGGCTATAGCAGAGAGCATACAGGTGGCGACTAGATCAGGTTACTCAACAGTACCTGCTGGATTCTTAGTATGACCGTACCTGTAATAAATGCGATAATTAACTTTAGCACTGGGCCTAGTTTTGCTCAGGCTATGATATTAGATACAGGCATATTAGATACAAACGTATTAGCCGATAGCGCAGCTGTAATTGTAGATGTATCTAATCAAGTAAACCGCATAGAGACTAACCGAGGCCGTACTGCACTATCAGATCAATTCCAGACAGGCGCACTTACCCTACGCATAGTAGATCAGAATGGCGACTTTAATCCGCAAAATGTTACTGGCCCGTATTATAATTTATTAACACCTATGAAAAAGGTGCAAATTACTGCTACCTACTCATCGGTAACTTATCCTATATTTTCAGGCTTTATTACAAGCTACGTAACTACATACCCAGGTGAGTCTGGTGAAGATGTGGCTATCACAACAATACAAGCTGTAGATGCGTTCAGACTTGCGACAGTGGCACAAATCAGCACAGTTACAGGTGCAACTGTAGGCGACCTAGCAGGCACACGTATTAACGAGATTCTAGATGAAATTGACTGGCCAGCGACTATGCGTGATGTAGATGCAGGGCTTACTACTATGCAGGCAGATCCTGGCACTAACCGCACAGCACTGCAAGCTCTAACTACTGTAGCCACGTCTGAGTATGGCGCACTATACGTAGATGCTAGTGGATCGTTTGTATTCCAAGATAGAGACGTAACTGCAGGTTCTATTGGCGGCACACCCACAGTCTTTGCAGATAATGGCACAGGTATAGATTATTTTGATGCTAGTTGGATTCTAAACGATGTGCTTATATTTAACAAAGCCACTATTACTAGGGCAGGTGGCACAGCGCAGGTAGCACTAAACCAAGACAGCATAGATAAGTATTTCTTACACAGCTACTTTTTAGACAACCTACTCATGCAGACCGATGCAGTAGCCCTAGATTATGCCCAGGCTTATGTCGCTAGTAGAGCTGAGACAAGTATCCGAGTAGATTCCATAGTCTTAGATTTATACACAAACAATTACAACACAGGCATCATTGCAGCCCTAGACCTAGACTTCTTTGATCCGATCAAGGTAATTACTACACAGCCAGGCGGATCTACCCTAGAGAAAACATTACAGATTTTTGGTGTAAGAATGAACATAACACCGAATAGTTGGAAAACCACGTTCACGACATTAGAGCCAGTCATAGACGCATTTATCCTAAATGATACGATTTATGGCACTTTAGACTATAATGTCCTAAGTTACTAGGGAGTACAAATGGCAGCAGGATTAGGTTTTAAGGACTTTGTTACAGGCGAGGTATTAACGGCCGCCGATGTAGATGGCTATTTAATGCAAGGTGTCTGGGTATTTGCCAGTGCCGCTGCTAGAGATGCAGCTGTTACTTCACCACAAGAAGGTAACTTTGCTTATCTTAAAGATACAAATGTAACAACATATTATACAGGCAGTGCGTGGGCTAACTTAGATACAACTGGCATGACTAACCCAATGACCACTACAGGTGATGTTATTTATTCATCACCAGGATCTACACCAGTTAGGCTTGGAATTGGTACAGCTAACCAAGTACTTACTGTTAATTCTGGAGCAACAGCACCAGAGTGGAAAACACCTTCGGCTGGTGGTGTAACATTTTCAGGTTGTGCAGTAACTAGAAGCACAGATTTAAGTACAACAAACGGCAGCGTAACTACAGTTACTTTTGATACAGAACATTACGATACTGATGCTTATCACTCAACAGCCACTAATACAGAAAGATTTACAATCCCATCAGGTAAAACGGGATATTTTCTTTGGATTACTGAAGGTGCTTGGGGTAATAGTGCAGCAGGACAAAGACAATTTATATTTTATAAAAATGGCACAAGGTTAGGCAATCCTACACCTAAAGGTTATGATTCAATTACCGATAGTGATGGTTATGCAACCTTGACCAGAGTGTATGTTATTGCTTTATCAGCAGGTGATTATGTTGAAGTAAGAGCATTACAAAGTTCAGGCGGCAATTTAGATTTAAGGTGTGATGAATTACAAATGAGCATAACTTACATGGGAGCATAATGATTAAATTTAATAAACCTGTAAATCTAAATGGAACTGAATTAGTAAATGAATTAAATAATGCTGGCATAACAGTAAGTGATTTACCTTATGTAGATGGCAATAATGATTTATGGCTAGATATATCTAACTCAGATAAAAATAAAGCAGAGTCAATAGTAGCCGCACATAACGGTACTACTATTGCACCTGAGCCAACTATTCAAGACAAGTTAGCAAATGCTGGTATTACATTAGATGAGTTAAAAACCGCTTTAGGTTTATAATTTTATAATGAAGCCATGGCTTTGTGCAGCTGGTACACAGTTAAGAGATCAGATTGATACCTGGTACCCAGATCGTCGCTCTACCTCTGATGGGTGGTTGGGTGATGCTCGTCATTCCGCCAGAAAATCGGATCATAATCCAGATGCAGGATGTGTCAGAGCCATTGATGTGGATTCTCGCTTGGATTCATCCGAAGGGCTCTCAGTATATTTGGCTGACCAGATCAGAATCTGTGCGAAAACCGATAAGCGCATATCTTACGTAATTCATAATGGCATGATTGCTAGCAAGATACTTAATTTTAAGTGGCGTAAGTACAAAGGTTTTAATAAGCACACAAAGCACATACATATTAGCTTTACAAAGTTAGGCGATAAAGATAGCAAGCCGTTTGATATACCACTACTAGGGGGTAACATATGAAAATAAGCAATAAGCAGAAAGCAATACTTAAATCATACTTTAGGGGTGTGCTTGTATCATTCTTAACATTTTTAGCAAGTAATGAATTAGGACTAGATCCAGTTATATCAGTAGTAGTGGCCGCACTTGCAGGCCCAGC